CGCCAATACTTAGGCCGCTACGCTTCAAACGTGAGGATAGCAACGGCGATACACAATACTATACCGGCGGTTTTAAGCTGGCCTACGTTTGGAACGTAACGCAATGGAGCGGCCTAACATTACCGGACGTCGAGACGCGCAGCGAGCAAGATATAGACCCGCGCGCCTTGGATATTTTCGCCGCTAATACTGGCGCGGATATCACTCACGACGGCGGCGACCGCGCGTATTATCAGCCCGCTACGGATAGTGTGCATATGCCAGAAAAAAGCGAATTCAAAACCGAGGGCGGTTATTACGGTACGCTTTTACATGAGCTTACCCACTGGACAGGCCACAAATCGCGCCTAGATCGTAGCAAGGCAAAAAGCGAAGCGAAACACGGTTATGCGTTTGAGGAATTGGTTGCGGAATTAGGCGCCTACCATTTGAGCGAGCGTATCGGCTGCCCAAATGAGTGTGAAAACCACGCCAGCTATATGCAATCCTGGCTCAAAGCGCTAGACAATGATCCCGCCTATTTGTGGAAGGCCGCGAGCCTGGCAGAAAAGGCCGCTGATTTGCTCGAAACGCTCGGCCGGGGGGAAGCCAAGGCCGCATAAAAAAGGCCACGACGACGACTAGAGGCCCGCTAATAGCGGGCCTTTTTTTTATGCGCAAAGTGTGACGCGTGTCACATACAAAGGATATCGGCTATACTATATTAGTAGCTCATTACATGGAGTTATCGAAATGAGAGAGTTATTTAAATTTAAGGAAAAGGACTACGGGCACGAATTCGTATACAGCAACAACGAAACCCCGTGCACGTTTGGCGACTTCCCGCATACCATTTATCTCGACGACGCAAACACGACGCGCAATGCGCGAATTCTGAAAACCGTGGCTTATGTTGCGGTCGATGAAAACGAATTCGGGCAGCCCGTTGTCGAGCGCTGGCAGATAATCAACCGAGGGCGGATATTATGAACCGCGAGCTATTCAAAACGGACCCGCGAGATTACGCGCTCGAATTGGTTGAGCAAGGCCACGACGCGAATCATTTACTTTTATGCGCGCTCAAATATCTAAGTCACGACGACGTTAGAGATATGCTTGACTGTAATGAGTTAAGCCCGCGTTTCGACGACGACGACGACGACGACGACTAACCGCTAATACATGGAGTTATTGAAATGAGAAAGACTATTATCAAAAATATTGAACTGGCACCAATGCGCCAGGATTGCGACGGCGGATCATACCGCACGGGCACGGCGTACTTAGACTTAGCCAAGGCCAGGCACCATTTCGGCGCGGCCGGCGGTCACGGCGACGGCGAAAAAGTCACGGCGGAATGGTTTTTTAATACGCCGCGCGGCGTCGCCATTTTGCGCGACTATTGGTGGAACGGCGCCAGCGTGCTAAGTATCGCCAGCGCGGGCCCGCACGCGGGGCGCTGGCTCGCGGCCTATTTGCGCACGCTCGGCGTGCGGGCTCATATGGGGATGCCCGAGCGATATAGGCCCGTGCACTAACGGCGCCAGGCCAGGCAACCAAGGCCCGCCAATTGGCGGGCCTTTTTTTATGTGACGTACGTCACAGTTATACTTGCGATATACGGGCAGTATACGCCGCGTGTGCAACGTTTGAAAAGAGGCGCCATTATGAGCAAGGCCAAAATAGATACGCCACTGGCTCGCTTGTGCGACGGTCACCTAGACCATATCGCCAAGGCCATTAAGGCGGCCTACTGGATTGGTGCGGCCGAGGCCGCGCAACCGAATACGAAAAAGAGCGGGCATAAGCCCGCCAAATAATAATATGTTAACTCCATGTTTGGCCCGCCTTTTCGGCGGGCCTTTTTGGTTGAAACCCATTTGCTCGGAGCGATCAAACGTCAGTCCTAACCCGGCGAAAACCATTTGCTCGGGTCCACCAAACGTCAAGCCTAACCCGGCGAAAATGGTAACAGGGTAACAACCGCCCTAGGGTTACTAATATATGTGTATATAACACTACTATATAAATACATCATATATTTACTAACGTTGTCACGTGTTACCTGTTACTGGATAGCACAAAGCGCCGAGCGCCGGGCGCCTCCGAGGTAACACCAATAACAGGGGGTACCGGTAATTACCGCCGGCGGAATCTATTTTCGTTTGGGAAGTTGCACAACCGAGCCGCCCGGCTCGCCGTTACGCAACAATTCTACCCTGATTGACTCGATATCGGTGTTACTTTTCGTGCTCATTTTCTGCGCCCATTTATCCGCGTTCCGAATGATCCACGGCCGGCATAGTGCGTTTTTCACTTTGATTTGCCATAGCGGTTTATCGGCCATAACTCGCTGCGCCCGGCCTTGCAAAACGTTGTCTAGTATCCGGTCTAAAACGTGCGGCTCGGGGTACTCTAAATCGTATTGTGATTTGGCCCGGTGCGCGAACGTGCGCCATTGCACGGCCGTACATATATCGCCGTCGGCTTGCTCGACGAATAGCCGCCAAGCCTCGTCGATACCGGATTGCGAGGCCGCCAGCATGGCGCGCTTGGCGTCGGTGTTCGGCGGCATACCGAAAGGGTCGTAGGCGCAAACCCGTTGGCGTAGTTGCCGATATACAACCGCGATATTGTCGGGGTCGTTCATCCACTCGCGGATATACATACGGGCGTCGGGTCCGAGCGGTTTACCGTTGGATACGATCACTAGCCGGCGGTCGTTGTCCTCTATAGCCAGGGCGTCGCGGTGATTGGTCGAAATGAATAGCGAGGCGAATACCATTTGCGTCACGTTTGCCACGCCCTTACGGACTATCAGCACGCGCCGGGCGCTCGTCTCGACTACGGATTTAACCGATTCGTAAGCGTGTCGGCGGATATACCAATTCGATTTGCTCGCGTCTAATTGGGAATCGCGCGCCTCGGGTATCGAGACTATTAGCGAATTGGCTAAAAAGTCGTTGTATTGCGATTGCGTGGTGCTGCCGGTCAGGTGCCCGAGCGTGGTTTCGGTATGGTATTGGGGGCCGATCAACTGCGCCAGGATTTCCGAGAGGGTGCCGCGCCCGGTGCCGAATGTCTCGGCTGCCACCATTACGAGGGCGTGCATACGGTACTCGGGGTGCTGTAATTTGGTCGCGATCCAATCGAGCACGATATCGCGCTCGCGCTCGTCGGGTACCAAATGCACCATAAACTCGAAAAACGGGGCCGGATCGCCGCCGGCGGTCGCATGGCGGGGCGGCGTGTAGCTATTCAGGTGCGCCCCGTCAGCGTCGCGTACGACACGCTCGGCGGTATCGGGGCGTAGGCTCAAATACTCCACTTTTATCGCTTGGGCGTGCTCTAGCCAGGCGCTAGCGACCATTATCGGGTTTTTGTGGTTCGGGGTCCGTACGGTAATGCGGTTGGCGCGGTTGAAATTGGTAAATTTGATACCGCGTGCCGGGGCGTCTAGCCGCCGTACCGTATCGTCGGCGGCGACGTACGCACGGGTTTTAAGTATATCCGTTAGCACGGCCTTACCGTCGGGCGTAAAGAGTGCGCCGTCGCCCTCGGGCGGGTCTGGTAGCAAGGCGTCTAGCACGGCGCCGGTATCAGCGTCGAAATCGACGCGCTCGAAATAGGTCACCATATCGACGAAATCGGATACCCGTAGCCCGTGCTCGGTCATGGATATACGCCCGGCGCCGCTGTCCGAGTCGGGGCGGATCGCGGTTAGGTTGCAATGCCAGGTTTCGGCGCCGATTTGCTTTTTAATGGCGGCAACCGATAGCAAGCCTAGCTCGGGCTCGACGATATCAAATACGTCAAAATCGACGAGCCGGTAATCGTGGGTCGATTCGCCGAGCGAGACGCCGCCGGCAACCGGTATAAGGTCGGTTTCGTTGCGAAAGTAATCCTCGACGTCGGCTAGAAATCGCTCGATATCGTCCTCGGTTACCGCCGGTACATCGTCGATATCGTCGATTGCCGGTTCGGCGTCGGTCCATTCGTACGGTTGCCGGGTATCGGGGTGCATACCATAGGCCACGAATTGCGAGCCCCGGCTAAGTATCTCGACTTGATAGCCAGGGCCGTATTTCGTCGTGCGGCGTTTGCGCATTGGTTCGTCGATCCAATAAACAAGCAAACGTTTTTCGCCCTTGCCGAATCGGCAAAAACGTGTGTGCCCGAGCATGGCGGTTGCCATGTTTTCGACTATTGCGGCGTGCGTCTCGTCGTCTATATCTATATCGACGGCGAGCACATTACCGCAACGGATACCGGAATTTGCATAGAGCGCCGAGCGTTCGTATTTCTTTAAAAAATCGGCGTCAATTTCGATTGTTGACCACGCCGGCACATAGCATCGTTTACCGTCGAGGGGTAAGGGCAGATATCCATTTGATAGCAGTTGATTGCGTATTTCTTTTGGTTTTGGTATACCATGCGGCATTGCTCGTGCTCCCGACCGGACTACTGGCAAAAAAATCTAAGCCCCGTCGGCGCTCGTCGGCGGGGCTTAGTACATTACCACGGGGTAACCTATGCCGCCACGACTAAAAGGCCGCGCACATAACCGGTGCCGCCTTTGCAATTTTGAATGGTACGACGCGCCAGGCGAGCGCGCCGAGCGGTACAAAAAAGGCTGCCCCCGGTGCGGGTCTATTTATTGGGTTTGGTTGAATTACGACGCGACGCCCGGCGCAAAGCACGTTGTCCCACGCCCCGCGCCCGGCGGTAATCAGCGAAAGCCAATTCCTCGCGGTTCCACATATTAATAATGCCGTCGGCTATTACGTCCTCGTCGCATTGGTCTAGGTCTAGCTCGGGCAATACGCGGTGATAAATAAACTCAGCGCGCCCCGTAAGTGTTAGTACGGCGTCCTCTACCGACGGTACCGCCTCGGCCGGCATATCGGGTTGGCTGCCTATAGAAATACCGCTAATCGCAAATGCCGATAAGCCGGCCGCGCTTTTTAAAAATGTTCGTCTATCCATAGTGCTACCTCACATAGCTCGGGGCGTATTGCATACGCGTTCGTAACTTTCCATTTCCTCGGGTGTCGGGTCCACGACATTAAATAGCGGGTGCGCGACGCACATTCGTAAACTACCCTCGCGGTGCGGAAACGGATACGTATTACAGTAGCATCGCGTTTGCGCGGCGAGTTCGCGCCGGCGCTCGGCCTCGATATTGCGTACGCGGATCGTATCGCCGCACTCGGGACATTTGGGCTCGCGCTTGTATCTGTTTTTCCACGTAAACCGAGCACGGCACGAGGTAACGCCGCAACGGTAACGCGTACGGTATGCGGTGCGGCTAGTCACTCGAACAAATCGCGTTGCGGGTGTTCGGGGTGCCAGGTGTTCGACTTTTTACTATTTTCGGCATAGGTAAGCACTTGCAAATTGGTATGCACGTGTAGGCCGCAAAAATTCGGGTGCTGCAACGGGTAGATATGATCCACGACAACATTTTCGCCAGCGGCACGCCGGCGCGCGGCCTCGTCGTAAACGGCTTTAATTTTATCACGGTCTGCCCACGGCGGCGTAGCGTAGTAAATGCGCCGCCAGTATTGAAGCGAGGGCGGTAGTTCATGGTATGGCGCGTCGGGGCGCAACCACGCCGGCATAGGTTGAGACTTATCAAAATGCCGGCGATAGTGCGCCATAGGTTAAAAGGTTGTTGGTCGCGCAATGCTACGAGTTAACGCCATAAGGCCCGTTTGTAACTCGGTAGCGCCGATAGATACCCAACGTTGATCGACGTCGCCGCCGGCCTCGCGTAATTTATCGACGATTGAGCCGAGTTTTTCGCCGTACTCTTTTATTTCATTCATGGCGGCGATTTCGCCCTCGTTTAGCACGCGGTAACCGGTAATCGGTGTTTCTGCTACCTCGTCCTCGGCAAAGTTGTTAGCGTAATACTCGGGCGCTACATACCATTGGTCGGTATGGTCGGCGGGGTTGCGTGCGATCATACCGCCGGCTACTGGCGTGTCGGTAGCGCTTACGCTAACGCCGTCGAGATTTTCGCCCGGCTCGTACAAACGCATTTCGGCGGTATTGGTTCGGCGATATTTTTTAAACATATTTTTAGTTTCCTATTTTGTGTAGTACGGGCCGGATTCTATTTCAACTGCTAGCGGTAACCCCTCGGCCCAATCGGATTTAGCTAACATTTCTTTTTTAAGTACGCGCTTGGCCTCGGCGACGTCGCGAGTATCGCACTCGGCTACGATTTCGTCGTGCGTATGTAGTACCGTTCGCAACGTGTTAAACGTGTAAAATTCATCCTCTAAAATGTATAACGTTTCGCGCAGTAACGAGGCCGCCGTAGCTTGGGTATTGTTTTCGGCGAGCACGCCGTACCACAATTCGACACGCGCAGCGCCCGAGCCAAACCCTTTAATAAATGTAGTACGCACGCGCGTTACCTCGCGCCCTTTGTCGTCTAGCTCGATATATTTTTCGTGTTTGAATTGCGGGTAAACGAGCCAGCGACCGCAAGGTAATTCGCAAACGAGCGTGCCGCGCATAAGCGCCGGCAAGTACCCGTATTTAACTCGGCCGGCGGCGTACCATGTGCCGGGGTTTTTAAATGCTGATATGGCCGCCGTCCATAGCTCGGACCAATACGCCCGCGCCCAAGGATTGTTAATGCGCCAGGTGTCTACAATCCGTTGCTTATCGTCCTCGGGTATGGTGACGCCGTAGCCTCGCCCCATAGACGTCAGAGCGCCCACGGCGCCGCCAAATTGCAAGGCTAATTCTTGCACCTTGCCGACTTGGCGCTCGCTCTTAGACACTTGTGAGGGGTGCGTATGCCCATAAACGGGCATGGCGGCCAATTCGTACACGGGGGCGCCCGAGGCGTATAGCTCGACTTTACGGGCGGCTAGTGGGCTATCCGCGAGCCAGGGCATAACCCGGCCCTCTATCTGCCCCCAATCGCCCCAAACGAGCGTTTTACCGGGCCCGGCTACGAATGTAGGCCGTATGAGACGGGCCAGGAGTCGCGACACGGGCAAATCGTAAAGGGTGCGCAGCGTTTCGGCCGGGGCGCCGGCTAGTATGTCGTCGATAGCGTCTAGCGCTCGGTCAGAGTTAGCAGGATCGAGCGGCGCGCGAATCATGTTATGGGTCTGGATACCGCGCGACGAATAGCGCCCGGTTTGGCCGGCGCCGTTAAACGAATACATACCGTGCACGCGCCCGCCGTGCTCGTGGTTGGCTATCGCCGCGAATTTACGCACGGCCGCCGAATTGCCGGCCTCGATAATCTCTAGGAATTGCTCGATACGCGCGGCGTGCTCGGGCTCGAATAGCTCGGCGTGCTCGGGCACGGCCAACAAATCTAATACGGCCTCGCGCGTTGGTCGGTCGCATGAATACCGGTCGGGCCCGTCCGTTTTCTTAGGCGGTCGCCATACGACGCCCTGTAATTCCTCGTCGCGCCATAACCATTCATGTAGCCATAGCGCTTTGCGTTTGTGATTGTTGACGCTAAACACGGGGCCGAATAAATCGCCATTAGCATTGCGCGCCGTGTCGGGCAAAATTTCATGCGCCGCGAGTAGCAATTGCTCTAGCTCGGCGTCGAGTTCGGCTTGCTCGGCCGAGGCAAACTTAGCCGCCGCCGCTGCGAATTCGTAGTCTACTGCTACGCCACGGTCGTTAATCCGCTCGCTAGCGTGGAATTCTGCCCACTCGGGCGCGGTTAATGGCCGCGTGTATTGCCATACGTCGCGCATTGCGAGGGTATCGTACAAACCGTACGCCCGGTACTCGCCCATTTTCTCGCGCAACGCTACCGGGGCGAATTTCCGGCGGTCCATATCAACGCTTAGTAATTGAATTAATGCGGCGCCGCTCTTTTTCTTTTTGTAGTCGGTGCCAAGGGTTTCGCACGCCTTACCGAGCGCGCCAGGTAGGTTATTGGCCTCGCCTTGGGCTTGGGCGCATAACCATTGCTCTAGTTTTATCTCGGGCCAACCGTAAAGCCGGGGCATGATCGCATTGTAAATATTGCGATCAAAAAACGAATTCCACGCGACGAGGTAGCCGCCGTTTTCTATGTGGTCGAGTAGCGCGGTCGGCTCGGCGTCGGGCTTGCCGGCCCACGCCCACGGCGGCGACCATAGTTGGCCGGGCGCGTCGTCGAGCGCATAAGACCATATTAAAACGTCGGTACTATGGTGCTCGGCGTATTTTTTAGCGCCGACTATAGTAAGGTCGAGACGCGAAAGCGTCTCGGCATCGAGAAATGCAAAGGTAGCCACGAAAAAATAGCGGCGGCACTACTGGTGCCCGGTCAACCGTGCGGGAAACCCGATACGAGTAGGCCGCCCCTATCCCCTAGCCCGCTGCGCGTCGTCGTCGTCGTGTCGGGGCCGTGGTCGGCTTTTCCTCGGCGGCCGGTGCCGCTGCGCCTCGTCGTCGCCGGCGATTGGTTACCGGCGGCGCGTCAGACTCGCCGCTCGTAGTTTCGGCGGCGGCCTCGGCGGCGGCCTCGGCGGCGGCCTCGGCTATGGTTTGCTCGGGTTCGCTGGCGTTGCCGTCGGCCTCGGGCTCGTCGGTCGTGCCGTCGTAGCTTACCCATTTTTTGATTTCGAGAATCGGCGTAAAGATTTGGCCGTAGGTTTTGTGCACGTACGAATCGCAATCGAATTCGATAACCGGTACGCAATTTGTCGGGTCGGTCTGCAATTGCGTAATCAGCGTGTTAATCAATTCCTTAACCGCGTTGCGCAAACCGATAGACGTACCTTTGTAGAGCACGACGGTGCCGATATCCTCGCCGTTCATGCACTGTAATTGCATAGATACTTGTTGCTGCCAGGTGCGGCCAAGGTCGGGTAACTCACCAAGCGGCGGCGCGGTTTGATTGAAAGGCACCATACGCTCGTCAAGTAGTTCGCCGTCGCCCCAACAAGCGAAACCGTGCATAAGGCTAGCCGGATTTAGCGCCCATAGGCTAGATTCCTCGGGCTCGATATTCTCGGGGCCGTAGGCGAATACGCCAGATTTGAGCAAGCGCAAAAGCGGTAGCCCGCCGGTTGTGCTTATGAGAGATTGGCCGACGTTGGTAAGGCCGGCTATTAGGTCCTCGGGATTCGCCGGCATACCGGCGCCCCCGAATTTTACGAGGTCGTTCATGTTTCCTATCCCCTGTTTGCTGTTTATGTTTCCTGTTTACCGTCGGGCATTGCGTTAGCCAGCAATGCGAACGAATCGACCACGGCGGGCCGGTTATCGTCGTCGGGCACGACGGTAACGCCCGACGATTTAGACGCTACCATATACTCGATATCCTTGTATACGTCTTTCGATAGCTTTTCGATTTGCGTTGGCGACTTCAATTTAGGCGCTACGTTCATATCTTTAACTTTTACCTTGTGCTTTTTCAATTCCTCGCGTACTTTAATCTCGGTCGCTATCCATTGACGTTTTCCGCGCTTGGCGACGAGTTTATAACCGGGAATCGTGGCGCCTACCTCTAGCTCGCGTTGCGCCAGGGCGAAAACGTCAGTAATCCACGACTTTAAAAGCAACGCCATATCGAGCGCTTGGTTTAGCTCGGGTGCCGTCATTGTCGTAAGTTGCGTACCGAGCGCCACAATAGCGGCCTCTTTATGTAGCGGGCACGTTGGCACCTTAGCCTTGCAAAAATGGCAATGCTCGCCGGCTTTAAGCGTGGCGTTTGGCTTTAGCGAGGCGTCGGCGGCGTTTACTGCAAGGTCTACGAAAGTCTCGATATACGCCGTGTCGGTTTCCCACGTTTGCCGTACTTGGTCGAAACCCTCACGAGGTTGCACGATATGAAATATGACGCGGTTAATATCGTCGCAGAATTCTTTTACTTCGGGGTCCTCGTCGTAGAGCGCGCCGGCGGCGTAAAATGATAATTGCATATTGGCTTTAACCGCTACCGGTATGCCGTCGCCGAATTTCCAATCTAAAATATGTATGTTGCGGGCGCTATCCTTACCGAGAATATCGACGGTGCCAAACGCTTTCGGTATTACCGAGTCGAGCGATACCCGTTGCTCGATAAACCAATCATCTATGTTGTACTCGTCGCGGATTTCTACCCAGGCCGCCCACGCCGGCGCTACTTTCGCGTCGATTTGATCCTCGGTTATTTCCCAAGCGTCGCCGAAACCTAAGTTTTGGCCTACGAGGTCGTTAAACAAATTAGCGAGTTCGCTATCGTTTTGCGGGTCGGCGGTTAAAATCAATTCCATAGCCGCATGGAAAACGTTGCCTTGTATTGCATAGTCGCTATCCGGCGGGTCGGGTAGCTCGCGCTCTAATTCGTACGAGCCGTTACAGTTGATACGTCGGGCCGCGTTCGAGCCGCCCATAACGCCGCTATGTTTCGTAGCGGGGATTAATTGTTGCTGTGATTCACTCATTGGGTTTGTATCCTTCCAGCTTGTATGTGTTCGGCGGTTATTTTTTCTACGTAGGCGACAATTAATTGCTTAAATCCCGCTGATAACGCCTCGCCTTTAACGACGCCAATACCAAGCAAGCGCGTACGCGGGTCGCCGGTATCGGTTAGGCCAATAACGTGCATTTCGTAGATTTGTTTTTCGTGCATTACCTCGGGGTCGAGTTGGCCGCTGTCACGTAGCGGTTTAATGTAGTCAGGCCGGCGCAGTTCAAAAAACCCCGCGTCGCGCTTCACTTTGATAACTTGCCCGCCGGCAACGCCGCCGACGATAACGCAATCTAGCAAACGGTCGGGCGCCGAGTGCTTGGCTACTTTGGCCTTAATTTCTATAACTTTATCCGACACTAGGCGTATAGATTTTTAGGCGGCGAGACGCCCATATCGACGCCGATAAATACCGGCCGCCGGATTCTCGACGGCACGCTAGCGAGCCAATTATCGACTTTATTCTGCAATTCCTCGCGGAATGTTTTAAATGGCAGCAGTTCGCCGTCGAGTAACGGCCGGCTATTACCGTACCCGTCGGTTACCATAGGCGGCGGTATTCGGTCCTCGATCCATTGGTGACCGCTGATACCGCCTATGTTTGATTGCCCGAGCCCGCCGCCAAACGCGTTACCGAGGCCGGCGAGCCCGCCTAGTTGGTTGCTCATATCTTGCTGCATGGCCTGGCCGCGCGCGTCTACTTGCGCGCGTAAAATTTCACTCGTTCGGCGTTGCGCCTCGGCTTGCGTTGCAAATTCCGGCATTACGCCCATTTTTCTACCGTACGTCCTTCGCAAATAGTCGTCTGTAAAATAATCTTGCGGCGGCATTGCCACTAGCCGGCGAGGCCGTCTAGCTTAACCTTAATTTCTGGCAGCCTGGCGAGTATTTGGCCGTACATATCTTTTAGCTCGGTGTTTCGCGTTTCAAGATTTTTTTCTACTTTGTCGCGGTAGTCGTCTTTAACGGCGGCGATAGCTTTTTGTTGCTCGCCCTCTAACTCGACTTTTTTACGTTCGAGTTCGATATCGTTTTTTTCCTCGTTGATTTTTACAAGGTGCCGTATGTCCTCGTCAGCGTGCTTTGCCTCTTGTTCGAGGTCGCGAATTTTGCGCTCTTTTCCCTCGATAGTATTATCGAGTTCGGTAACGCGCTCTTTTAGCGTAACTATTTCTTTTCGGTTTCCAAACATAGCGAGTGTTTCCTTATGGGTTAATTCTGGCGGCGGCGTCGCCTTTCAATTCGTCGGCGGCCTCACGTACTAGCGTCTCGACAATCACGCGCCGGCTACGCTTATTTATCTTGCACAGTCTATCGAGTTCGGCGATAAAGTCGGTGCCCATTCGCAGCACGACGCTACGCACTTTCGAGGCCGGGCGAGTGCCTGGCCGGCGGGGCGTGTTGTCGGCGGGTTTTACGTGCTTGCGTACTCGTCGATTGGCGGCGACCATATGCTATACCTCGGGGTTGCAATTGATATACAAAACGTGCCAGAATGATAGCACGACGACATAAACAAAGGCAACGGGAGCATATAAGCATGAGAATTCGCCACAAGTACAAAGTGCACGGCCTCGACTCGGTAAATAGCGAACACCCTCGCGCGTCGAATTCGACGTTTTACGAAACCGAGGCCGACGCAATCGCTCGTGCTAAAGAGTGTATTCGCAACGGGTGTAACGGCATTGTCATTTATCAGGCTATTCACATTGTAGTACCGACGACGCCGGCGGTCGAATTTCTCGACCCCGAGTAATACAAAATGAGAAAACGTAGCGGCTTTGTAACGCTAACCAGCACGCCCGACCAAGATTTAACGCACGCCCGCGAGTTGTTGCTAGCCGACCCAAAGGTACTCTATAAGAAAGTATCGCGGCTCGCGGCGACTAACGGCCCGCAAGCCGAGGCGCTTTTTACCCTGGCGGCCGGTAAAAAATTCGACTACACGCCGGATAGTTGGAAAATCGTAATCGACCGCCTCGACAATTGCGAGGCCAAGGTCGGCGATTGGCTAGAGGCGTTAGGCAAATGAGCAAGGCAGTAATAACCCGTACCGGTATTTTCGATTGCCAAGTGTGCGTACCGAAAACGTATACCGACGAGCAAGTATTAGATTTGGTGGAAAGGCAATACGAAATGCGCGGCGGCGTGCGTCGCGAGGGCGACAAAATGCTAGGCGGCGACCCCGAGCGCGCGCAATGCACCAAGTACCCCGAAAATTGCCACATAGTTGTAGACGTATGAGCGCTTGCGAATATTGCACCATGCCCGATTGCGATTGCGTCGAACGTATGCAATGCAAGAAAGCCGGCGAGATTGGGCATTTATGTTGCGGCGTTTGTATGCACGCCCTGGCCGGTACCGTACCTAAATTCCAATGTGCACTTTGTATAACGGAAGCTATCGCCACTCTTGAAAGGAATACTCGCCATGAATAAATGTAGATTTTGCGCCGAGCCCGTCGTATTTGAATACTTGAAATGCTGCCGGCAATGTTACGCCGGCCTCGCCTACTGGCGCGGCCGAGGCCAGCGCGACAAGCGCAAACGCGCCAAGCAATTAGTAAAACTCGGTAAGCGTATGAGTCACTTGATCGACTCGCCCCTATCAGTGCCACGGAAAAGGAAACGTAAGTAATGTATTCGATTACAATTAAAAATCTAACCGGCAAACAAATGCTTGCGCTAGTTGACGTCATACCCCACGCGTTCGAGGTTCAATTAAAACGCGACGGGCAAACCGTTTTGCCGAGTCTCAAAGGCAAAAAGCGCGGCGCTCGCGTCGAGCCTGGCGTACTTATAATGCTTGGCGACGTCAAACCGAAACCCGGTACCCGGCTCGCAACGGTTTGCGACACGCTCGAAAAAATGGAGGCTAAAGGCGGCGTGGGCAATTACGCCCGCACGCAATTAACGGCCAAGTGTCGTAAAATTGCCGGGTTAAAGGGGCCGCCGGGCGCAATAATTACACAAGCGATTACGCTCGGCATGATAAAGCGAGCGCCGTAATGGACGATATAGAAGCAATCCGAAATATATTACTGATATGGTTTTTCGTATGGGCGTGTTACCGGCCGTCGCACTAGACTTTGCCCCCATGCGCGACGCGCTCGGGGCCAACTGTCCGACGCCGAGTAAAGTTATATTTGCCTCGCAAGAAACGGCCGAGCGCCGGGCCGGCGAGCTAGGCTTTAGGGCGTACTTATGCTTGTGCAACCGCTGGCACCTAACTAGCCAAATCGAATACGAGGACCCGCGCGACGGGTATACGTGCCCGGTTTGCGGTTTGCCTTGCGACGAATATTCGTCGTGCGGTTGTTACGAGGATTTACATTACGGTGCTTGATTACGAGGATTTAGGTAGCGACCAAATCGCTTGTATTGATTTTCTAAACGACGGCGAGGACGCGCTAGTATGCGCCGACGTCGGTACCGGCAAGACGGTTATAGCCCTAACCGCCGCCAACGAGGCATTAGACCACGGCCGTATTAACCGCTGGCTAGTGCTCGCCCCGCTACTCGTCGCCGACGACGTTTGGCGAGGCGAGCATATGGAATGGTCGCACTTAGACCATTTAACCGTCGGAATTGCTGCCGGCGAGGACGCCGACGTACGTAAAAAGATAATCGACGGCGGGCATGAAATCGTGGTACTCAACTACGAAAACCTCGCTTGGCTAATGGACGAGTACCCCATTAAACGCAAAAAGGTAAAGGGCAAAACCGTACGCGAGTACACGCTACCTTTTGACGGGCTGATATGCGACGAGGTAGACAAATTAAAGAGCGTATCGAGTAACCGATTTAAAGAATTCCGCAAGCAAATAGATTGCTTTAAAATGCGCCTCGGCCTAACCGGTACGCTATTGCCGACCGAGCTAACGGAATTATGGGGGCAAACATTCGTGGTAGACGGCGGGCAATCGCTCGGCCGTTCATTCTATAAATTCCGTAAAGAATATTTTTACCCGATAGATTTCAAGCAACGCGATTGGCGTCCGTTTAAGGGTACCTACGAGGCCATGCTAGAAAAACTCGCGGGGCTCGTGTACCGGTTGAAAGCTAAAGGCTTGCCCGAGGTCACGCTAGAGATATCGGCGCGGCTCGCGCTACCGCCGAAAGTGCGCGCAATATATAAGGAATTAGAAGATAAATTATTTTTAATCCTAGAGGGCGGGCACAAAGTAGACGCCGCTAACAAGGGCGTATTAAGCGGCAAACTGCAACAAATTTGCGCCGGCTTTTCGTACGTCGAGCGCGAGGATTGCCACAAGTGCGGGCATACTATCGTGCTGCAAGAAACCGGCAAACGCCGGTGCGCAAAATGTAACACCCTGGCTAAACCGCTGGCGGTATGGCATAGCCGCGATAAATTCGATTGGCTCGACCGCGAACTAGCCGAGGCCAAGCGCGAGGGCAAACAGGTTTTAGTGTTCTATCATTTCCGCGAGGAATTAGACGAGATACTACGGCGCTACCCTGATATGCACTATTTATCCGGCGTAAGTCGAAAAAAGGGGCGCGAGAGTGTCCTACTTTGGAACACGGGGCGGCTACCGTACCTAGCATTGCACCCTATGAGCGCCGGGCACGGGCTTAACCTACAGAAAAGCCACGCCCACGAAATACGCGCGCTTACTATGCCGTGGTCGGGCGGTATGTTTAAGCAACTTGCCGGCCGCCTGGCTCGACGCGGTAACCCGTCTAAATTCGTAAACGTGCGTACCGCCGTTTTCGAGGGCACCATAGACGAGGACGTAATAGCCAAGGTGCGCGAACGGCTCGACACGCTAGACGCTTTCCTAGATGATATCGAGGCATGGCAAAACGCCGCCTAGAAATAGATATAGAAACCGATTGCGTAAACATAGCCGCCGCCGCCGGCGTACCGTCGTCTAAACTCGAAAAAGTAAAACGCTCATGGCCCGACCGGGCTTTTTGGGTGCCCGGCGGGCGGCCGTGGATCGTAGAATTTAAACGCCCTGGCGAGACGCCCGAGCCTCAACAAGCCGAGCGTATCGAAATGCTGCGCGGGCTAGGCTACGAGATTAGCGTTATTGACTCGGTAACGGAATTTCGGGCGTTTTTTTCTCAGTATTTGCCGGCGGATTGAGTGACGCCAGCGCGAGCCCGAGTTGCTTATGCAATTCGCGCGCAACGTCTATCGGGTAAACTTGCTTACCGTTGCCGATATCGACGTCTATATACATTACCGGGCGGGCGGTTACTTGTACCGGTTGGTTTTGTCCGTTGTTTCCGTTCATGGCGAGTTTCCTTTTAAGCTATCGGAGTCCATCGTAACCAAGACCCGGCAACTATGCGAACTAAAGTTGCGTCGGATACTTGCTGCGCGAATCTAAAATCTACCGTGGCGCCGGCCGCGCCGGCCCTCACAGACCCGAGTAAGCGCATTATGTATTGTTGGTTATCGGTAAGACTGGTATTGCTACGTATGCCGGTAAAACTGCCGTTATCGGCGTTTATCGTAGACCCGGCCCCGGCCAAATCCAAGTTTACCCAACTATACGAATTAATCGCGAAAGCGCCGGCGGCTAGTTGAAAATCCCACTTAATACCGGTCGTGGCAAAAGCCGCGCCGACAAAAATTATATACGCCTCGAAAGCGTAATCAGTATCGGCGACAAGCACACTCGTAGAGAGTTCGGTAACATCGACCGACGTTGTTGTAGCGTTATCTTGATCCGAGTTTAAAAATTTCGCGATAGCATTAACGGCGCCAAGGTCGGCCGTCGTTAACACGCGCTCGAAACCGGCGCCGCTCGCTTGGTTGTCTACGGTTACCCCGCCGCTAGCCGGTGTCACGGTACGCAATACCGCAGCGTTGCTAGCCGGGTGATTAATTTCTACGATGCTATCGGGTAGGATAGCAAACCCGATTCGCGAGGCCCCGCTAGTATTCGTAGCGAGTAGCCTTAACTCGCCGGTTTCCATAACGTTAGCGAGTTGTAGCACGTTGTTACCCGAGTATCCGACGCGGCCTAACTGATCGTTACCGGCAAGGTCGTAAAATTGAAGCGCGCAAACGACGGCCTCGCTAATCGGCGGGGTCGCCGTATTTATATCGGCGCGTACACGTACGTTGCCGGCGGCGGCTACGTGAAAATACTCGGTGCTGGAAAATAATAGCGTCGAGCCGTTACTAATATTGCCGAGCACGCTATCTGAGGAAATTTTATATTTTGCGCCGATGTTACCCAAATTTAATAGGCCGGGTGCTGCCGGGTTATACTGCATAGCTTCGGACGTACTACCGCCAAAACTTACGATACCGCCGAGCGCATTTAGGTTCAATTGGCCGACGGCCGTAGCACCTACTTTAGCTTGTATCTCGCTCCGACCAATCGCTAAATGCGGGTCACCCCCCGGATTTAACGCGCCAACATTTACCGCGTTATTAATATCGACTAAATCTATCGCCGACGAGTTCGGAATAATTATCGGCAACACGCCAACCGGTTGCAGAAATAGCGCGCCCGCCGTCGTGGCGTCGGTTTTACTCTGGATTGCTTGCGAGTTAAATTCTAAATGCTGCGCCGAATCGGGGTCGGCCGCGCCCGTTACTAACGCGACGTTGGTATCTACCAAGTCGATAGAATCGCTATTCGTCAAACGTGCCGAGCCGATTACCGTCGTGCCGCCGCCGAGCGAGCCCATTAATTGAAAGTTGGTACCGTCGTAGCGCAGTTCGTAAATACCGCCGCTTTGTATCGCGCCGGCCCCTAGCGCCGACCCGTCACGATTCAATATGGTTTGCGTGCCGATACCGTTAACGTCTATCGTCGAGCCGCCGGTATTGGTTGCGCTAAATATGCACGCGAAATACATACCGGCGAAATACGCCGCGTACGTCGTCGCGTTTAGCGTCAAAGTGTAGGCGTCGGCTATGCCGCCGGTGCTCAACGAGCCGTTAATATCGCCCCAAAAACGACGGGTAACGGCCATGCCCTCGCGCGCAGTATTGTTAACCTCCGAATACTGCATAGTATTTTCGGGCCAACCATCCGGCGGCGTGTCGTTGTTGTTCGCCGCTAATACATTCCAGTCATTTAAATCTTGTGCCATTACGATTGCCTTATTCGTTCGTAGGCGATAGTTGCAGTTACCCCATAAATGGTACACGTAATATCGTTTGCCGAGTCTACTTCTATACCAAGCGCGCCGCCCGGTTTAATGTTGATTCCCGAGCCGGGGTGCTGCGCTTGGAAAATACCCGCCGGTTGGTTCTGGCTTACTGATATGTGCGCGATTCCGGTATCCGCGTCGAAAGTCGTACCGTCGTCGTCGTGATAAAGCGATATCCTAACGTTACCGACCCCGTGATTATCTATCAAAATCAAAGTTATTTCGGTATGTAACCCCTCGGCCGGCACCGCAAACAAAGTAACCGGAGTCGTAACCGCCGGCCTTACTTGCGCTAGTTGTTGGCCTTGGCCGTGAGATAGCGGCATTATTCAAGTAACCCCGGCGCAAGTTTAGCGGCCGTACTCGCCGCCGCCGGTTGTGACATTGCCGCGAGCGCCTTACCCGCCCCGGCTTGCAATGGTGACGCGAGCGCCCGGCCGCCGGCTCGATAGAGCCAGGGCGCCGCCATTGCGGCCAAAGCCGTACCGCCAATACCGCCGGCGTCCTCGCCAAACATTCCGCCGGCCGCGCCGGCGCCGAGCATCCAAGGCAACATAGCGGTAGGCGTGCCCGAGTTCGGTACCGTCGGGCGTAAATCTCGCCCCGTGCGGCCCGCTTTTGCTAGCGGCGTATCGGCGGTTAAATCTGTTAGGCCGCGCTTTTCTAATGCGTTAGCGAGTTTGGCGCCGGATACATTACCGGTATCCGTACTCGTGACTTTTTCCAAGGTTTTGAGGTCGCGCCATTGGCCTTTTAATTCTGTCCATCGCGAAAGTTGTTTCGGCGGCATTTGCCGTTCGGCCATACCGTTAAGTATGTCGCGTAATTTTTTCATGGCCGCCCGCTCGTCAGGATCGAGGCCAACGCTTTTCATGTTACGCCCGATACGCGATAGGTCGTCGGCCATGCGCGCCGGCGGCATACCGGACGCCGTACGCCGGCGGTTTAGCATCTTGTTAACCATTTTCATAGTCTTAGGCGCGGTTAATTCCTCGCCTATAATTTCGTTACGTAGTTGCACCAATCCACGCGCCGACGGCATATCAATTTGAAATGCTTTTTTGCCCTCGCCTACAATTTCGTCGAGCCCGCGCCCGATACGTGCTTTAGCGCCGGCCAATACTTTACCGGTAAGGGCGGTTACATTTTCGCCGATTGACGTAGACGCGAGCCGATTAATCGCCCGTTGCTGCCCGCGCGAAATAGACTCGAAAGCCGTGCCCAATCCCGGCATACGGGCTACGACTTCCTCTAATTTGGTAACTACTTTCGAGCCGATACGTTGCCCCGGCGTTAGTGGTATGCCGGCCTCGGTCGCCTCTCTAGCGGCCGATACGGCGCCTTTAGCGCGCTGGCTTAGTACCCCGGCGCCCTTGCCCAATGCCGGCATTAGAGCGCCTAGACCGGCCGATATGCCGGCGGTTGTGCCTTGGTCCTCGCCATACGTCAGACCGCCCAAGGCGCCGCTTATGGCCGCTTGCTCGCCCATTCTGCCAGCGAGCCCGCGCCCGGTGCCGAGTAGCGCCCGCGAACCGAGAGACGCCCCGCCAGCGGCCCCGCCGCCTAGCGGGGCCGTCGCCAGGTATGGCAGCATTTCGCCGGCCAGGGTCGCTTTCGGGCTTTCCGCCGCGAGCGGGGCGTACGTCTCGCCCTCTAGCTCGGCCTTACGGGCTAAATCGGCTTGCATTTCCTCGTCGCCGGTCGCCTTGGCGTATAGATTTTTAGCGCCCCGGCCAAGGTCGGTAAACGTCTTGCCGGCGCCAATCATGGCCGCCTCGACCGGGTTGTATTCTTTCGCTTGCTCGGCGAGTAAGCCGCCGAATTCGGCCTCTTGTTTTTGCTTGGCCTCTTGCCTTTGCATGGTCTGAATTTGGTTGGCAAGTTTACGCGCGGCCTCGACGTCGCCGGCGGCGTCGGCGCCTTGTAATGCGTTCGCCAATCGCGCTATAGAGTATTCCGCCATTACTCGGGACCCGTGGCGTATTTTTCTACGAGCGCGTCTACCGTGTCGGTAACGGCGGCCTCTTGCGCCGAATCAGTCATATTTTTTTGTTTTTTCTTTTGATCGGCGGTACGAAAATCTACGCCGCGCTCGGTTGACGGTGTAGCATCGTCGTAGCCGGCTTTACGCCGCCCCTCACGCACCATTAACTCTAAGCTACGCCTAATGTCGGCCATTGCTTTCGTAAAGTCCTCAAAGTTAAGCACGCTTTCCGCACGTATTAACGACATAGTTAACGCGGCGCTTTCCTTATCTGAAATCGGGCCTATGCCGCCGGCGTCCTCTTTAATACTTCCAATCGCATTAATAAACGCTTGCGACTTCAATTGTTGTTGCCGCAATTTCCAATCCGAGGCGCCGGTCGCCGCGCCAAGTATCGGCACGTTTGCGGCTATATCGCCAAGCCAACCGGTATACGGATTCGTCATAAACCCGGTGCCAGGGTGCCCGGTTAACTCGTCTACGTAACGAATACCCTCGGCTATACGATCCTCTAAGCGCGGTAGTTTCTTAATCGCGGCGGCCTTATCGGCGTAAAGTGTCTTTACGTCCTCGCCAATGGCCGCACTAAGCGGGCTTACCACTTGTTGAGCGCCGCCGGCGCCGGCGCCACGTGTGCCGATACCGGTTACGCCGCCGCCGATTTCTAATAACTGCATCATTGGATCGCGTTCTATTTGCTTACCGCTACCGTCTAACGCCGGGTTTAATTCACTTTGCCCGGTTTCGGCATTTCGGTGCGGGAACCAACCGTTACCGTCTTTATCCCAAATGATATTAAAACCCGAGCTACGCGCTTGTGACGCTTGCGAGGTCGCCGCTATGCGTTGTTGGTCGGTCTGGTATCTCACAAAACCTTGGGCGGCCTTTTCGGGGTCGCCGTACTGCGCCAGCAAGCCGAAAAGTTGCGCGACGTCTTGCGGTAAATTCGGCTCGGTCATTGGCGGGCCCATTGGCGCGCCTTGGCCGGCCGGCTCGGTAAGTAGGCCGCCAGGTACGCCGGCGCCCTCGGTACCGGGAAACGGTAACGGGCCGTTGCCGGCTAGCAAACCCTCACCGCCCTCGGCGGCGGCTATTTCCTCGGGCGTCGCCGAGGGTAGCGCTTGCGGGCGCGCTTGTACGGTCGTGGCCGACGGGCCGCCGAGTAATCCTTGTGGCCGCGTGGTACCGAGTTGCATTTGTTGGTCGGAAACCTCGCTAATATCGGGGCCGATTTGGTCGCCGGCGGTTTGCTTGTCGCCGGCCAGGTACGACATTATTTCGCGGCGTAATTGTTCCTCGCGCTCTTTTTCGGTTTGTTTGTCGGCGCTTTCGCTGGCGTCCGAAAGGCCGCCCAATATGCCGGCGTACGGATCGCCGCCGCTGGCGTTAGCCGATAGCAAGCCCATACCCGACATAAACGCCGGATTAGCTAACATACTTTGCCAATCTATCGGCATAGTTACCGTCTTTTTTTACGCCGTTTTTTCGCGCCGGGGGTACTCGGCCCGCCCGGCGGGTTAGGGGTCGTAATACGTTTCGGTTTCCGGCCGGGTTTCGGCTTGGGTAATTTTCTACTCATTAGCTATGCTCCGAGTTTCTTTAACTCTTTTGCCGTACGCCCTTTTAATCGGCGTATTGCGCCTTGCCCCGCTTGCGGGCGTTTCTTGCCAATGGCCTTGCTCTTACCAATCATTTTGCCAATGGCCTTGTTTCTGGTTTTCGTAGTCACGCTACCGGATTTTCTGGCGCGGGCTCTCATTCGAGAGGCTGGCGTAGATTTACTCATAATTAAGTTACCCCAACATAAAAGGATTAACGCCGCCCATTCCGCCGGCGCCGCCGCTTAACATCATTCGTAGCGCGGGGTCCATTCCGCCGCCGCCTTGTACTAGCGCCTCGGTACGCGAACCGGCTTGATCGGCTAGCGCCGTGCCCATATCGGCCGAGCCTGATATTTGGTTACCGGCACCGGCGGCGCCGCCCAATAACGGCACGCCGCCGCCTTGGGTTTTAAAATATTGCGTAAGCATTTCGCGTAATTTTTCCTTACGCAATTTATCCTCGGCCTCTATGCCCGTTTTGTTGGCGCTGGCTAACCCGCCCATTAAACCGCCGATAGGATCGTTGCCGCCGCCTAAAAGACCCATGCCGCCAGCGAATAACGGATTAGAAAGTAAACCGCCGACGCCGCTACTACCGGCCGGCGCGCCCATAGGCCCGCCAGGACCGAGAAACCCGCCGAGTTTATCCATAAAACCGCCGCCGGTACCGGCGAGGCTACCGCCGCTCTGCATACCTAATGTATTTAGTGGCATTTTCGTTAATCCCCTTGCGTGTAACCGTAACCGGCGCCTAGTAATCCGCCGGCGAGTGCGCCGTACGGGCCGAATGTTGAACCGGCCGCCGCGCCCGACATACCGCCGCCGAGTGCGCCTTGCGTGCGACTAGGACCGCCGCCGCTCGTCGAAATACTCGGATAAGAGGGTATCGCGTTAACGATTCCCGAAAATTGGTTAAGCCCCTGCCACGGCGCTTGCTGATAAAAGTCGAACCGTTGTCGCTCGGCGTCGATCAATCGTTGCGCTTGATCCTCGGTCATGGCGCCGCCTTGTATCATGCGGTCGATATTCTGGTAATCGAGGCCCGACGATTGCGGCACGAGGCCGCCGGCGCCGAGCATAGCGTTTTGTTGCGTGCCGTACATACCCGATAACGCGTCGATACCGCCCATACCGCCCATTTGTAAACCGAGCCCGGCTTGCAATTGTCGGTCGGCGCCGCCTTGGTACAAACTGCTAGCGAGTTGCCCGCCGCCTAGTCCGAGGTCGCCGCCCATGCCGGCGGCTTGCTGCGCTAGGCCGCGCTCGCCTAGATACTGACTAGACCCAAGCCCGAGCCGGCCGAGTTCGGCTTGATTCAATTGCGAAAACAAATCGCCGCCAAGCGCGCCGCCTTGTAATTGTTGCGCGCCTAATTGCGTCGCGCCTTGCAACATACGGCCGCGCTCGGCCTCGTACGCTGGCATATAAACCGAGGACGCGAGTTGGCTAGCTACCTCGCCGGCGGCGTTACCTAAAACGTCGCCTTGTATGCCGGCGCCACTTACGCCGGCGGCGCCGCGTCGCGCTCTACCCGCGCCACCAAATTGCGCCGCGATTCCCGGCGCGATTTCCTCGTTAAATTTGTCGGTTATCCTTTGCGCCGCCGCGTCTAAATACGGATTCGCGCCGAGGTAATCGCCGGCGGCGGTTGCGCCTAGTTGTTGCTGCCCGGCCATTTGCCCGCCGGCCGCTTGTTGGGCTACTTGTTGAGACGCGGGAAGCGCCCCGGCCTGTGGACTACCCGCGAATTGTTGGGCCTCGCCTAACCCGCCAAATTGCGTCATGCCGCCAAGGACATTTTGCCACGGCGCCGTAGCGCCCCCCGCGAATTGTTGGGCGCCTTCCATGCCCATAGGGGTAGCGGCGGCGCCTAATGCTTGTTGCCCCGCCCCGATTTGTCCTAGATATTGATTCGCGCCGCCAAACGCGCCGGCTAAATCTACTTGCGGTTGGTTGAGCGAACCGCTTAAAAAATTACTTAAACCTTGCTCGGGCGCCGAGCCGCCCATAGCTCGCCCCGTATTCATATCGAGGCCCATTTGGGTTTGCGGTGAAAACGGCGCGACCGTCGAGCCGGGGTAATATTGCTCGCCTTGGCCCGATTCGTACAAGCGCCCCGCTTGCTCCATTAATTGAGTCAAGTACGGTTGTGCACCCGCCCACGGTGTACTTGTTTGGTTGGTGTCGCCGCCGCCGCCGCCCATTATCCTAATTCCTTATGGTAGATAACGTGTCCATTGTCGTACTTGGGAAACTTGGCGCATATCTTTTCCCACCCTTTGCGCGTGCTTTGAAACTCTACCGCCGTGCAATTATTATGCGCGGCGTATTCATGTTCTACGGCGAGCCAATCCTCGGCGCAATTAAACATACCCGCGCCGGCGGTATACAAAATTTGCAGCACGCGACCTAGCGGGCGGCCGATCACGGTAGTTATTACAACCCCGTCGAAATCACCAAGTACCCAAAGTTGCCAGCGGCGCAATTGTAGTTCGGTTAATACGTGATCCAAACTATAGCCGAGTTCGGGCCGCACGACGCAATCTAAAATCGGCGCTACCTTTTCCCATATCGCTACGACGGCCTCGGCCGGTATGGCGGTAACCGCCATATGCTCTAATTTTTCTGCCGGCGCACTCATAAACCTCGAAACCCGCCTAAATTACCATCCCAATACCCGGCGTCATTTACGCCAGGTTGCGGTATTGGCTGCCCCGTTGCCGGGTCTATCTGCCCATTCATCCAACTACGCGCCGGGTCTTGGTTGTTAACCCAATTAGTCATATCTTGGGCGCGCGGTCCTGATAATCCGGCCGGCGCGCCTTGGTTCGGTATTTGGTCCCGGTAATCAATTCCAAAATAATCGAGAGCGCCCCATTTCGGATCGTCGGGGTAATACAAATTAGTATTATTTAGCTCGCGGCCGGGCGCGGTCGGTATTTGCCACTCGGGCGGTATAATCGTGCCGTCGGGTAAAGTATTAGGGGTGTTGGTGTTACCGGTAGGTAAGCCAGCGTAGCCGGCGGGCGTCGGTGCCGGCGGGGTCGGCGGCGCGATATTCGGATTAAAGGCGCCTTGGTAGCTAAACGGATTGCCGCCGCCAAACTGATAATTACCCATACTACCCATAGCCATATCGCGCGCCATTGTGTTGTATTGGCCTTGCTGTCCGTAATTATTCATAAAGCCCGGCGCGTTTTGCTGCCATTGTTGCATTTGTTGGTTGCCGTAATTGCCGGTTGGCGGCCCGCCAGCCGCCCCACTCATTAAACCGGAACCAGGCCAACGCGGGCTAAAACTTGGTTGCTGGCTCGGGCCCTGATTCCACATAGATTGTGGTTGGCCGGAATACGCGGGCCCGTAAGTTGGATTTGGATTCGCCATACCAAACGTACCGCCGCCTTGTTGTTGCGGTCGCGCTTGCGGTTGCTGATACCCGCTAAGGTACGTCGGCGGGGTCGGCGCTCCACTAAACCAACCGCCGGCGCCAGGGTATTGCAAACCGCCTTGCGTGCTCTGCCCGCTAGGCATGGCGCCTTGCAAATTCGACGGCATTTGGCCGATTACGCCCTCGCCCGCTCGCATTGTGCCGCCGGCCATTATCTGCGCCCCCCTTGTCGCGCCATAATTTTAACGCCGGTGCCGTGTTTGAAACCGTCGGCGATATTTACTCTAAATCGTTGGTAACGAGAATTTACCCGTATGTTAGCCTCGCCATTTTTACCGTTAAGCGCTCGCGCCGCCGTAAAATTAACGTTGTCTTGTAGCGCGTCGCGCGTGCCAACTTGCACGGTAATAATAGACGAACCGCTCGCCTCGATTAGTGGGCGAACTGCATTGACAAACATTAGGTTATTATCCGGCGAACTAACCTCTTTAGTATCTAGGATCGCCGCTAACGGCAAACCGTCGAACGTAGCCGCCTCGTGCGACGAATTAAACGCGGCAATGTTGATACCGCCGCCTTTAAATTGGTCGCTATCAACCGGTATCGAATCTACGTCTATGCCCAACGGTAGCGGCCCGTCTAACTCGTCGAGCGAAAAACCAGGCGATACAAACTCGTCTATAGTTTCCGTATCTATATGCGCCTCGGCCCATTTATCGGCGCCCCAATTGTAAATAATTAACCGGTCGTTTATCGGCGCCGACGGGCTCGTACGGTACGCCCAAATTACGAGACGGTTACGCCTATCGACCGCCGCGCGCATGGAATCGAGCGCGTCGGTGTCGGCGCTTTCCGACATAAATTTACTTACTTTATTGTGGCTTATCGGTTCGGATGAAACGCCGTTAAACCTGTAAAAACCATCCCAACCGTAATAGTAAATAATGGCGCCGGTCCACGCGACCGAGCCCGGCGACGGCGTACCGCGCCCGCGCTCTACCTCGTCGAGTTGAAACACAACCGGCGGGCCTTTGTAGTCCATTCGCCAGATAGAATTTTCTTGAAAAATTACGCCGTACTCGCCGGGCACAATCCTTTGTACGTTGCCGCCGCGCCCGAATAACTCTTGCGAATCGGTTTGCGTTGCGAGGTCGCCGGTAATATCCCAAATCTCGGAGTTATTGAAACCCGACCACGCTATAAAATTAGGCCCGAGCACAGAGATATCGCCGACTACTATAAAGTCGCGTACCGTGGCAATGCGCGCGGCTTGCGGCGGGCTGCCCGGCAAATCGAAAAAAGTTGCGTCGGTGCCCATATCAAATTTTTGTTGCGGATTGGCGATATTAACCGCGATAACCCGCTCGCCGAATTTCGTAAAATCCCAATTGGTCGCCGCGTACGGCGCCGACGCCCCGCTAACGTCGGCCCAAACCGTTGAGCCGGATAACTCGTAAAGCGCCTCAATATCGCCGGCGAAATTGAATACCGACCCGTCGGCCCCCTGCGCCCAAAAAGTACCTAAACACACGTTAGCTAACGCGTCGGTAAAACTCGATAAAGAGTTAAGCGCGCGATAACTTTTTATTTGCGGTATTACGTTGCGCGCTATCAACGCGCCGGGGTTTTCGTGTTCCGGTAAATCCGGCAACCACTCGCCGAAAGGTATTTGCTGCGCTTGCATCATATGATCGGCCTCGGGCTATTGTTCGCCACCTTGGCCGTACCGCGAAACCGTTTACGATTCTCGGCTATCCCGGTAAAATGTTTCGCCTCGGAATACTTACCGCCGTAGAATTCGGCTAATTCCAAATCTTGCGAAAAAATGGTCGCTTGCTTTAACGTTTGCCACAAATACGTATCGTAATAATTTTGCATTAACCAATTCGTATCGGGGTCGGCGGTTAGCGCCGGCCAACGTGTTACATACAAAAGGTTAAGGGTTTCAGGGTTAGACGCGTCGGGCTCGGGCGCGAGCACAAGCCGCGCAACCGACGCCGGCGCGTTAGCCGCGTCGTCGCCCTCTATTGTGTACGCGGCAACGGTACCGGCGCTAACGCTACCCCCGCTACCGCCGGCCCAATAAACCGAGTCGCGCAGCGTTTCGGGCGTAAAGTAAACCAAATTACGCCGCGTGCCGTTAACGTTGTCGATAAAGATTTGCCGCAATTCTAAAAAGTTAGCCGGCAAGTCTATGAATCTATCGGCGCCCGTGGTTAACGTCGTGCGTTGCTCTTGTATCAGCGTACGGAAATCGCGCGCTAGTTCAGACTCGGCCATTAACATTATCGAGGATATGCTAGCGCCAGTTACCGCGATATCGTCACGCGCGAGCCAGTTATCGACGTCGGTTTTTAACTGCCCAAACGTAGTCATAATTTCTTGCTACCGCTACGCTTAAAACCAACGCGCAAATTAGCGTTATCCGAGCTATTGAGCATCATTACTTCAAACTCGCTCCAAGTCATAGTTTTTATATACCCCTCGGTACGCCACTTTTTTTGCCAAATGTAATACGTGTTTATGGGTATGCGGGCGGCGAATTGAAAATGCCGCCCCTTAACTTGGTGCAAACTACGCAAGCGCGCGCAATCGTCGAGTATTTCGCGCTCGACGCTATCAGGTGTAAATTCCTCGACAATTAGAGTATTGCCGTCGTCCTCTACGCTTGCGTAGTGCTCTACGCCGGTCGGACTTTTTTCAAGTAGATATTTGCTCACGATTCGCCGCTCGTCGCGCCGCGCGCCTATTACCTGGCGCCGGCGTACCCGGTGCTGGAATAGGTTGCAACGTTTCGGTAACGGGCGATTCGTCGGCCGTATCGGCGTCGGGCGCTACCTCAAGTTGTGCCAATTGCGCCGACACCTTATCGAGTGCGGCGTCGCGTTCGATTTCCTCGTCGGGGCCCCGAGGGGTAAAACTTGGCGAGCACAACCGCGCCTCGCGTCCGTTTGCGTATTCGAGAGGGCGAGTAATCGGATCGCGCGTCAGTTCCACGCATCCGGTTTTCCATATCACTTCAAAAAGTTCGCCCTCGGGCAAGTCTAAAACCTCGCCCGGTTCAAGTTTGCGCCGTGCCGGCGCCCCATGCCCAAAATGCACGCCGGCGGTAGCGGTAGTGTCGTGTAATTGACGTACTTTTATTCGTGGCATGGCGATTTGCTCCGTTAAAAAATCAGGGCGCCCGACAACCGGGCGCCCCTATTCGGTTGGTGATTAGGCAACCATAGCGGTAGTTTCGTCGATATCCGCAACGACGCCGCTAGCGGCCTCGTTGTGCGACGTAACGCCCCAATCAACCAAAATGTGACGCCTTTCAGCATCGCCAATCTTGGCTATCGTTTCGGTCTTGTACCCGTCGAGGTACGAAATTTCCCAATATTCGCTATCGAGAATCCAGACGTCGCGCTCGCGTTGGAACCGGTTAGGCACGATATCCATAACCGTGTAATCCGACACGTAAACATCGACCGCGCCGATAACCGAAACCCCGCCCCGATTAACCGGGCCTTGGTCCTGGCGTTGCGTCGCGATACGTTGCGTTGGTGACGACGGGTTAAACATATAGTTGGAAACCCGTTGTTTGACCGTCGGGCCTACCATCCACATATTCGGGTTGCCGCCCTCGATATAGCACTCTTTTAACACCGTAAGTATGTCGGCCTCACTCAAGGCCGCCGGCGTACCGTCGGTTGCCGCCGTCGTAGGCTGCCCGAAAGTAGTACCCGAAAGCGCCGGCTCGGCGCCGCCGGCCCCGCGTACCGTGTTGGTTTTGATCCACGCGCCCAAACCGGCCGTTAGAGAGGCGGTAGTCGAGTTACCTTGCAACGTCGCTTGATTGAGCGTCGCGATTGCTTCGACGTCACGCCGCAAGGCTTTACCCTGTTTGGCGATTTGATACGCCAGCGAGGATTTTCGACCCGCCTTGTTTACGATGTTTGCGCGTCTCGACACGGCGATATACTTGATCGAGATTTGCATAAAGACACCGATACGATTTGCCGGCGAACTTTGGTCGCTACCAAAATCCGCACCGTCGATTGCCGCGTTAGACGTATCTACCGCGTCGAGTTCGTCGATTTGCCACTCGTGTAGCGTTTGCTCGGCGTTTCCCCGCCCGGCGTTAGCCTGAAAAGGTACCTCAGTCGGTGAAATGTTGTAAATAACGGAAGTTAAATCTTCCCGTACGTTGTCACCGGTCGTGGCAAGATCGAACCGGTCAAAATTTGTTGAACTCATTAGACTACCCTCTACATCATAGTTTCGATTACTGCCGCCGCGTCGTCTAGCTTGCCGGATTTCCTTAACCTCGTGCGTAGCTTTTGCACTTTATCGCGAGATAGGCTTTTGCTCCTACCGCCCGGCGAAAGTTGTTTGCCGGGTTTTTGTAACTTGGGTATCGTCTTTTTGATTCGTTGCACCGTCTCGGTTGCCTTTGTTTGTATGGCCTCTAATTCGGCGTTGCGCGTACGTAGCGCGCCGAGTTCGAGGGCCGCACAAATTTGCCGGCTATCGAGAATTTGCGCCGCCTCTTTAGGCGAATACCCAAGCGAGCTAATAACCTCTTTCGCGAGCGTAATATGCTGCGCCCCGAAATCCGGTATAGCCTCTTTAAGCGTTTTCATTTCCCGCGCGCGCAATTGGTTTAAATTGCCTACTCGGAATTGCTCAAATGCGGCTGCCGCTTGTTGGCGCGTGTTTTGGAGTCCCGCGAGTTTTTCGCCGATTTCAGTACGCCGCGCTACCCATTCGTCGGGCGCGCTGTCACGCAAGGCTGCCAGTTGGGGCGAATTAAGGTCGGCCATTACTATTTGCTCGGCATACGATAATTGTTGTGCAACTACGTGTTGTTGCCCCTCGTAGGCTTGGTGCCTAGTCTGCATATCGGTTTCGATTTCTCGGCGGTAGTCCGAAAGTTGCGCCGTTGAGCGTCGGTAATCTGCATCTTTTTGGTAGCCTTTTTCCAATTCCGCAAGGGTTACGGTTACGTCCTCGTCGGCCGCTCTAAACGTGTGCGAAATCGACGATTTAATATCGTCTATCGAGACGTCAAGCGCCTCGGCTAATTCCGCAAGGTTAGATATTGCGCCTTGGTCGTCCGTAGCTTGGTCGTCGGTTGTGGCGTCGTCGGATGCGCCCGACTTATCGGCGGCGGCGTCGTCGGTATCGGTAGTGTCGGCGGCCTCTAATTGCTCGTCGTCTACCTCGCCGGCGTCGGCGTCGTCGGTAATTTCTGTATCGGCGGCGGCTTGCGCGCCGTCGTCGGCGGCGTCGTCGCCGCCTTTTCTAGCGAACCGGCCCGATTTTTCGTCGCGCGGTTGCGCGCGGTCGTCGGTCGATTCGTCGTAATCAGGGTGCGCCCGTGATACTTGGTCGGGCTCGGGATTGTAATGCCCGTCGTCGTCGAGCAATCCCTCTACCTGTTTTGCAACGGATCGTAAATCCGTCTCGGGCGGGTTGCCGCCGCTTGGTGTACTTGGAATGTCGCTAGCGCGAGTAGACATTTAACCAGTATCCTTTTCGTCGTCGTCTTGCGGTGGGAGCGGTTTAAAATTCGCTAACCGCAAGGCTTGGCCTTGCACGGTTGTACTTAGTGACCGCGTTACGCAATTAAGAGTACGCAACGCTCTACAATATTCACGTTCTACCGCGTCGGTTTCGGGCGTACCGTCGTGCTTAAAATTTTCGAGCGCGTCGATTAGCCCGTCACGTACTCGGGCAACGCCGGCTTTAAAAGCCGGGTCGTCAAGTAGCCGCCGGGCGTCGGACGCTTTAACGTCACTTTCTGCCCGGCGATTAACTTTTCGTACGTGGGCGTTGCCCGTGTCGGTATCGCCCGGCAACTACTTATACCGGTCGCTTACTTGCTTTGTACGCGAGTTGCCTTTCTTGGATTTCGACCCGGTATCGCCTACCGGTACGCCGTAGTTTCCGCCGTCTTTATCCATCGGCGCATTTCGAGCACTAGATTTTTTAGTGCCGTACATTTTGCTGTCTCCACCATAATGACTTGGCATAGCTATACCTCTGATATCATTTTACATAACGTGTACGCCCGAGTTTACCCCGGCCGTACCCCTATCGCTAGCCCATTGGTACCGGGCGTAGTTTCATCCCCAAAATTTCGTTATCTACCTCGTCGCGCACGAGTACGATATCGTAACCGCCGGCGCTCCGTTTACCCGGCGCAGTAGGCGCCGCAAGGTTTACCACTGGCGCCGGAAGTGCCGGCATTTCCCGCCCGGCGAGCCTGGCGACTTCCCGCGTTAGCCCGGTGTTTTCTTGCTGGATTGTCGCCACGAGGTTAACCACGCGCGCCATTTCGTTAGCGAGCGCGCCTATCGCACTGGCAAAGGCCGCGCTATCGACCGTAACCGTAATACCTTTGATAGACACGTTTAACCCGTCTACCGAAACGTCGGGCGCTTTTACCCGCACGCGCGGGCGCGGTACCGTTACCTTTAACTCGTGGCTTTCCGCTTTACGTTTCAGACGGTCTACCATCGTCGTTTTCCTCGTCTACCTCGTCTACCTCGGCGGCGTCCTCGTCGGCTACAATTTCTTGCGCGCTTTTGTAAACCTCGCTAGTTTCTACCGCCGTGCCGTGCGCCTCGGCTTGGGTCTTGCCGGTTTGCGCTTTCTTTAAATCGGTATCAGCCTCGATATTGTCGCGGGTGTACTCGCCGGTATGCTCGATTTCGGCTTGCTTGCGGTTGTCGCTGGCGATTTGCCCCTCGATACGCTTCAAATCTATTTGCTTTGCCATTTCGTCTAAGCGTTGTTTGCCTTGCGCTAGTTGGTGGTCCTGCGATTGTTTCTGGCTTTTTAGTTGCCCGTCTTGCTGCATTTCCTGGCCTTTGCGGTCTTGCTCTTTTCCGAGCGCCTCGGCTTGGGCTTGCGCGAGTATGGTTTGCGGATCGGGCGGCGGCGGTTGTGGCGGTTTGTATTCGTCGCTATCGGGGTCTACAAAAAATTGCCGTACGTCGCCCAAGCCGGCCGAATTAACCATTTTTTCGAGCGCGTTATATATTTTACTTTCGTTAGACAAACCGCCGGCTAATGCCTCTTTTTGCATACTTAGCAGTTGCACTAACAAACCCATCATTTGTTGCTTGTTGTTGAAACCGAGGCCGACGTTAACCGACATATCGGTACGCTCGCGCCAACCGTTCGGATCGACGCTAACCCACTCGCCGCGAATTTTAACCGCCCTGGCGATATCCCAATGCGAGCGCAAAAGTTGGTGCACTTTGAGCATTAAAAACCGCATACCGGTTTCGGCAAAAATTCGCACGAGCATTTCTATACGCTGGCTAGCCGCGTCGAGTGCGCCGGTAAAGGCCGTCGCGGTGACGTCTTGCAGTTGGTTAGGGTCTAACTGCGCCATAGGCGACACGCCCGAGCGCATAGATACTTGCTCGCTAAAATGCTGGATAACCGGGAGTATTTCGCCGATAACCGATTGCGTCGGCTCGGGTACAAACGCGGTTTGAGCGTTGCCCCTAACCGGTATAAATTCGGCTTGCGTGTTTAAAAGGGCGTCCATTGTCGAACCGTCCTCGGTTAGCGAATCCTCGCTAAACACCTTGCGCCGAATATTGATTTTGTAAATGTTATCGAGCAATTGCCGCGTTAACGTACTCAATAAAATTTGCAAATCTTTAACGATATCGCCGTAGCTCATGCCGTTATGTTTGTGCTGCATGAGAATAGACGAGAGCGCTATCATTGGTTGGTAATTGGTTTCCTCATTCTCGAAAACCCGGTCGCCGATAATAACCACGCGGCGAAACTCTGCGAGCCCGTCGCCGTCGAAATCAAACTTTGCGTAACACTCGTGCACCCAATAGGTGCGCATACTCGGGTCGTCCTCGTCCTCGGCGTCGGGGTCCTCGTCCTCGTAAAAAAGCCGGTTAGTGCGCTCGTCGTTCCATTGGTAGTCCTCGCCTAAACCAACTTGGTCTAATTCCTCGGCGTCGATACCCTCTAATATTAATTGCGTGTACGACTTGCGCACCCTATGGCAAACGAAATCGGCCTCGTCTAAATCTATCGACGTACAATCGTTGTCAACTAAACATTCCTCGCCGGGCACGGGCTCGATACGCAACTCCATTATTTCCTTTGTCGTGCGTACCTTTAAGTCGAAAACCTCTAGCGGCACCTTTGGCCGGTTCGCGGCGCTTAACTTTATTTGCGGCGGGGGCGGCGGGGGCGGCGGTCCTGGCGGCGCGCCTTGCGGCCCGCCCGGCGGCATACCCGGCGGCGGCCCGCCTTGCGGTCCCGGCGGCGGCGGCGGCCCGCCTTGCGGCCCCGGCGGCGCACCTGGCGGCGCACCTTGCGGGCCCGGCGGCGGCCCCGGCGGCGGCGCTTGCATCGGCGGCGGGGGCGTCGTTTCTACGAGTATGGTGCGCGATTCTTGCTCTAATATGTCTACGTCGGGGTCGTCTACGAGCATTTGTAAACCTACTTTGTCTACCCCCGTAATTTTGCCGACGTCGGTTTCTACTGACTCTTTTATGTACGCCTTTATGTATCCGTTCGGAAACATTAACGCGTCTTTAAACCAATGATGTAGCGATAAAAAGCCTTTGCCCTTGTTGGCTTTCAACGCGTAGTAATTAGTGATATCGGTTTCTTGGTCGGCTTGGTCCTCGTCCTCGGGGCCGGTCGGGTCGAAAACTACTACCTTGTCGCCCGAGGTAAATACGCGCAGTACCGACGGCAAAACCCATTCTATTGTTTCGAGTAATTCCCGCGTGACGAATTTAGAATAACCGTCGCGCTCGGTGCCGTATTCCTTGCCAGTGTAGTAGTTAAAATTTTCTTGTCTGACTTGCGATAAATCGCCGTCCTCGTCGTTCATTGCTTGCCAGATTTTGCGCCCGAGGAAACCGACGATTTGTTGCTCGCTCATTTCCTCGTTTGGGCGCCGGCCGGAAAAGGCTAGATCATGGCGGGCGTGGCCGCCGCCCTTTTGCAACGAGGATTGAGTACCGCGATTTGCGGTGCCGCCGGTTGTGCCACTTGAGCCGCGCCCTCTCGGGCCGGCGCTCTTGCGGCTTGGTGCGTTTGCTTGCCCGCCTCGTAAGGCCATAAATCTATACCACGTGCTCTAAATTCGAGCTAAGAATTGTGCCTTGGCGAGACTTTGCCCGCGTGCCGCCGCTATCACGACAACACGCGAGCAAATTGATACAGATACTTAGCCGGTTGCGGTAATCGCGGCGGTTGTTAGCGCTCTACCATCGACATACCAGATAGCGCCGTCACTCTCGAAAGTGACCCAATCGCCGAGATTTTCCGCCGTATCGACAAAGTTAATGTTGTCGGCGGCGTCTACGGTAACAACCGTGCTTGCCACCATCAAAGCGCCTTCCAAGTTGTCGCCTTCGGCCGACGATACTACCGCGTCAGAAGTCAACCCGAAACCGACAACAACCTTGCACTTAAAGCCGACGTTTGTAACCGCCGGTAGCGTAATCGGGCCCGGTGCGGCGGCCCCCCACACAAAAGTTTTGTTATTGTCCAAACCCGGATCGAGAACTTTAGCCCCGGTAACTTGTTCCACCATGCCGGTGTAATGTACGACGTCTTTAAATCTATCTGTAAGCCAACTCATTGTAAAATCCTCGCGTTAAATAGCCTTAACATGGACCGTGTGAGTCACCTTTCGGCGCCCCCGCCCGGCGTGTAACATAATATTCCCTGGCACTTATACCACATGATCCGTATTAGGGTTGTAAATGCTGCCTTGGCGAGTTCTACGATTGGCGGCGTACTTGCGCCCGCCCGCGCCGTCTACCCCGCCGGCCTTGGCGGCTTGCTCTTTAAACGACGCGCCAGGCCCCCGGTAACCTTGGGCGAACTGCCTAAAAGCGTCGGCGCCGTTCCGTGCCCAATTCTTAGCCGGCGTCTCGCGGGTCGTCTTGTGTAAATCATCCCAAGTCCACTCATAACCGGACAAGGCCCGCATACCAATTTCGCACCCTTCTTCGTCAAACCAACACGAATCGAATACCCGTCGCGTCATTTCTATGCCGTCGTTTAAGTGCTGTATACGCGGTACAACCGTTATCGGCGTCACGCCGGCGCGCGTCAAAATGCGGTGCCGCGATTCGTTGTGCAACGACGAAATATCGGTTACCTCGACGTCATGCGGTAGGTAGTGCCGGCCGTAATACCATTTGTGTTCCTCTTTTAATTCGAGTAGTTGCTGCGCGTACCACGACAAATCAATAAGCCTGTTTTCGAGGTAGTAAATAAATCTATGTTGCGTGCCTATATGTTGGTGAAACCAAATCGCCGTTACGTCATTTCGCCCCAAATCCCAAAATGTATTGACGGGTACGCCGCGCTCTATCGGCAACAAACCTATGCGCCGTTGCTCGCGCGCCTTGCGTAACTGCGCCCCGTAAATAGCCAACTCGGTAGAACGCTCGAAAGCCTCGGGCGGCGTGCTCGGGTATTCTTGTTTCATTTTGTCGCCTTGCTCTAGCGACTTTTTGACGTACCACCATTTTTGCGGCAACTTTAATTCGATATCGTGCTTATCGCGCAATTCGATAAAGTACGCCTCTAATTTCTCGGGTATATCTACTTTAGTATTTAGTACGTAGTCGGGGTGTTTCCACCACGTAAAAAAGAAAAATTTATAATCGAGTTCGGTAAATTCCTGATCGCCGTTTTTTACCGCTTGCGTGAGGTCGAGCGACCGCATACACATATCGTAGAAATCGCCGAAAGGCCCCTCGGCGGTAGACTCGATAAAAACGAAATTGCCAGGCGCTACCGTGTTTAAAGTACCGCTGATAACCTCGCTCGCCTTGTCGGGGAATTTCGCGCACAACTTCCCAAACTCGGACACGTGCACATATTGATAGGTGCCTGATCGGAGCGACGTACCAACTCGAATTTGTGACCCGTTACTAAAGCGTAAATGACGTTTGCTATCGCTAGTCGCGGTACGTGCAGTTTGCAAGTCTTTAGGTAAACGGTCGTAGGCGAATTTAATTTTATCATCGAAAAAAGCCTCGGCGTCCTCTTTTGTGTGCGCGACAATGCCGGCATTTTGGTTATCGTTGAATAGGCACCTATCGAGCATAAACAATTGAATAAAGGTAGTCATGCCCAATTGCCGCGCTTTCAGGATGCACGACAAATACCACATATTTTTATAAAGTAACGTTTGTGCCCAATTGCACTTAAACATTACGACGTCGCCGTTTTTGTCTTTTATGTAGTAAAGATTATTTAAACGCCACCACGGGTCGCTTAAACGGGCTTGGTAGTCCACTACTTTTCCTCTATCGGCGGCGGTAGCCCTGAATCTTTATTGCTAGCGCCCTTTAATAGCTCGGCTAGGTCGCCGGTAACGCCGTGCTCGATTTGTTGCAAGTCGCCGTAAATTCGCGGCACGAGTTTAGCCGCGTACCATTTGCGGGTATCAATCCGCACGCGCGAGCGTTGTATATGCTCGTTGTTGGCCTCGACGTACGGCTCGCCGTCTTTATCGTATTTAATTCGGTAGTCGCCGCTAACGTCGTCGGCAATCTCGAAAATTTCGTCTACGTATAACTCGGCTTGCACTCGGCGCGCGTAGTAGTACGACTCGCGAAATTCTGTATTACGTTGGTCGGCGAGCCAACGCACAATAGTACGTTTACTCGGCATACGCGGATCGGAGCAAATTTTATTGAGCGTTTGTTGCAGCATAATACGCTCGCAAATTTTCTCGCCTATCCGCGTGGTATAGGTAAAATTACCGTTACGCCGTATTTTGGTTTTTGTTTCGGGTACGGTACTCGTTACAACCGGGTGCAAAAAGCCAGGTTGCGGTAATTGGCGAGGCGGGGCGCTCATTAAAGGCTACTGCGGGCTACCCCGTTACGTTTGTCGATACTGCGCAGCGTGGCGGTACCGAGCATACCGCCCAAAATAACGTATAGCTCGGTAGAGTCTAATTTGGGCGCGCCTTTTAAATCGGCGTCGAAAAGAAACGCTACCCACATGATTAAGGGTAGTAATATAAAATTCCAAGCCAAAGCAAAACCGCATACCCAACCGATATAAGGACGCCAGCCAGCAACGAATATGCTAGCGTGTTTAGCCTCTTGCTCAT